CTCGGCAAGGGGCACTTCTCCCAGCAGCTGCCTCACCCGCTTTTTATTGGCCTTGGAGGGCGTACCCATAAGCAGCACCACCAGCATCTCCTGATAGCTCGCCTCAAAGTCCCGCCCTTCCTCCTCCATTCTAAGGCATATTTGCTCCTTCTGCCAGTCTGTCAGCTGGGAGAAGCTCTCAGCACAATGTATGGCTATTTCACCCATCGCCTTACGATTTTATAGGCAAACCATAACGCCAAGACCAATGCCAGCCCACTTATCCACCACACCAAGCCCCGCCCAGCCCGCTGTTCTTCTCTCTGTATGGTCTCAGTCGCTTGCCGCTCTTCTTGCACTTCCCTTACCTGCTTCATTTGCTTATGTGCCTCCACTGTCTCCACTGCGTGTGCCTCTTGGCGAGCTTCCTGCTTCATCTTGATAACGGCTTTCCCGCCCTTGACCTTCAGCACCTCTATATAAGCCTGTTCCCCTTTGTCGTTCTTCACTATTCGCTTTTCACTTTTCACTTCCAGGCTATCCCCTTCCAGGGTAAGCTCATAGCTGTGTGCCTGCCGCAGGTCAAAAGTATGTACTTCCCCCCGCTGCTGCTCCTCTGTCGTGCTGTCTTTTACTTCTCTTCTTTCGCTCCTGTGCTCTTCTCTGTGCTCGGTTCGGCTTGATTTTTTGCTCCTGCAACCCAAAAGCAGCATAAGGGTTAGTATATACAAAAACTTTCTCATATGTATTTTTCATTATTCGTTGTTCATTAGTCACTTGTCACTAGTCACTTGTCATTGGTCATTAGTCGCTCAATCGTCCTAATCACTCCCTTAAGCCGCTCCGCGTACGTTGGCTCCGTAGCATACCCCGCCTTGGCAACCTCTTCGGCAAACTTGTACGGGTCTGTCTTCACCTCCAATGCCTTAGCGTAGCGCTTATTCGTAAGGAACAGCTTAGCGTGATCAGTAAAACTCTCCTCAGGAGTGTCATACTTGCGGAACCAGTCCTTAACAATGTACTTATACCTGCCGTCAGGGCGCTTTTCTATGCTGATAATCACGGGAAATTTTTCCTTGTCCGTGTCAAGGATCTCCGTAGTTTGCACCAGCTGCCGCTTTTCAGAGGGCATACTCTCTTTGGCTTTCACGCCAAACATCATATTCCCAGGTGCGTGCTTCCCCCACCCCGTCTCCAAGGCAGACTGAGCCAATGTAAATAGCGCCGATATACCCGTCTTCCGCTCCGTCTCCCGCGCATAGGGTAGGTGTTTTTTTATAAATTCTTTTGGTGTCATATTTTATTTATCTTAATACTATTGTTAACTCTTTTCCAAAAAGGCTTTGAAAGGAAACAGCTTCTCTATTATCTTCATACATCATACCTTTTTCAAGGTCTCCTCCAGATGAATAGAATGAAATTACTAATTTTTCAACCACAATTCCCGCCATGCCTTTCACTGTTTTTACTTTTCTACCATTAATATAAAAATGACCATAACTTTCGGAATTTATATATGGTCTACTATTAAAATGCGTATGAAAGGCAACGCTTGTTAATTTTCTTGTTTCCCTAAAATTACTCTTAATATAAGTCTTACAGACAATATCATTACCTTCTCTAATAATCTCAAATTTTTTAGTCTTTACATCAACTGACTCTACGCCTGATGGGGTAATGACGCCAAAATTAACACTAGACCTATAATCTCCTTGTAAAGGGATATGTCTCTCAATATTTTTCCCTTTTTGTGTGGTAAAATAATCTTTTACTCTTACTTGACAAAAGGGAATGTTATTTCCATTATTTCCCCAATCAAAATATTGTATCGCATTCATCTGTTTATATATTTAATCACAGGATAAGGCACGTAGCTCGCCACAATGTCCCACCAATCTATGAAAGTTTTCTTATAGTACTTGTCATACAGCTCCTTACATAACCCTATCACACCTAATGTTATAGCAGCTATAAGTAAGGATCTTCCTATGGATAGGAATAACATAGCTACCAAGAATATGCCTACAAATAGCATATTCCCATATTTACTATGCAGGAGCTTATCACTCCCTTTGAGTTGGTTAATTGTATTCATCATATATTTCTTATATCTATATAACATTTATTTCCATATACACTTGCCACAGCCGTACTTCCATCTCCTCCATTAAAATCGGTATCCACAGTATATATAATCGTTTTACCTGTACAAGTAAAATTCACATCTCCACCTGCAAATACCTTACGGAAGGACACACTATCCAGATCCTCCAACCCCGACAAATCCACCCCCGTAATACCTTCTAAGAAGATAGTAGCATTATTGTGGGCGTGTGTTAGGGTTATACTACTGCTGGCCCTTGCATTATTAGAGACAAGCAAGTCCTCTGGAGCGGGCGACCAATCGGTAGGTATATTGCCGCGTTCGAGCTTAAACCCACATACATCTATATACCCTGTACCTAATTTCTCTGGACGAGCAAAACAAAAGCCACTTTGTGTAACTCTGAACGCTACATATACACGATACCATGTATTTTGCGCTCCACTATTTACAATCTCACCATTTGTTCTTATAACTTCAGCTTGTGCAGAACCTACTTTTCTTGGATCCCCAGCGAACAAGTAGAATGTTAAATCTCCTTGCTTCCTTACATATAGAGACAAAGTATAAGTTTCTCCTTCTTGGAGTTGTATTCTCTGAGTTATTCCATACCAATCTGAATTACTACGATATATAGAGAGTTCATTGTAAGTCTCACTTATAGGTGTCCAATACTCCTTTTGAAACCAATTCCCTAACATCTCTTTTGTAAATCTCATTAGGTTTCTACCTCCCACTTGTATCTTCCCTATAGCCTCCTGTATCTTCCCTTCCGTTGCCAGCGCTGGCTTCCCATCTATATCATCCCAGTGGTGCCTATGCGTACGTTGGGCGTATTCGGAGTGTGTATGCCCCAATCGGGAGTATCTATCATCATGATTATGGTCTGTAGGAGCTTTTCCATTAAGAGCGTCCTGCAAGCCTGCTATATTGCTAATACCCAAGGTATCCAAGATGCGTTTGTTCTGTTTAATATAGGCGACGATTTCCCGCAGTTCGTCTAATTCTGTATCAGGAGACTGCAAGATCCGCATGATGTTATCTATCAAGTCCTTCAAGCTCTGAGCTGTCCCCGTATAACCTCCCTTGGGCAATAACCCTGATATATCCACATTCCGCAACCCCTCTAACTTCGTGCGTAGTTCATTCGTGAAGTCATTAGTGGATAGTATCTTCCCTGGTACTTTATCCACTTTTCCGTCAATCAGCTCCTTCAGATCTGCCGCTGTACCTACATACGTGCCCCGCTGGAGCGCCCCTTGTAGCAGCTCCCGCTCTCGTTGGGTCATCAGCACTGGCCTATTGGTGTTAAAGGTCAATCGCATCAGCGCTTCTTGCGCCGCCTCTGCATTGTCATATACCCGCCCGTCTATCTCCACTTCCGAAACCAGCGCGTCCAATATGGAAAAATTCATATCCGCCGCACTGTGTAGGATTAGGCGTTCCCCATCCACTCGCGCCACGAAGTTCTTTAGGGCAAGGATCCCGTTGTACTCAAATAGATACTCCTGCAATTCGCCCGTGTCAGGGCGTATCTTGTATCTCGGTGTTGGCATAGTTTATTCGTTTTTTAGTTGTTTATCGTCTTTATCATTAAGATACTCCTTGATCGAGGCGGCTATCTCCTCCACATTCTCCCGATTGATGATGATTTTCCCCATCACTTGCCCCGCCTTGTCAAATTGCTCTTTGTCTTCTGCCTTTTCATAGATGCTCTTTATTTCTATCAAGCAAAGCAATAAGGCACCCCCAAGGGTCATAAAGGGAAAGAACCACAGCTGATTGCCATAATATTGCTCAAAGTACCACACAGCACTCATCTGCATACTATCCACTACGGTAAGCGCTATCAGCACATTGTAGTACTGGGCTATTTTCCCAACAGTACGCCTATATTTATAAGATTTCCGCACCTCCCCCAGACTTTTAGCTTTCCGAACACCACTCCACAAGTCTGTCATAATCATCGCCAAAACCAATATGTATATCCCAAAGAGGATCCACATGGTCACAAAAATTTTTCCCATAAATGATTTTACTTTTTCTATTTTTTTCCTTCTATCGCAAAAATAAAAAGCCCCTTCCACATCGGAAAGGACTTTTTTAAACCACTAACAACTAACCACTAACAACTTCTCCACCTCCTTCACCTGTAGTTTCATTTGCGCCACTTCCTCCCGCTTCCTAGCAATCTTCTCCTGAAGCACCCATAAGCTCCTCCCGCTCATTCCTTCTTCACTCCTCGCTTGTGCTTCCCACTTGGCAAGGCTTTTCTCTCGTGATACGATATTGCTGCGGAGCGTATTGCGCCTTTGCACCAGCTCCACGGGGGTAAGGCGGCTGTAGTCCTCCTTTTGTGGTTCAAGGATCTTCTTATGATCACGCCAATATTGCAGCACCACATCGTAGTTGTCCATAGCTGAGAAGAGCTGCCAGAGCTGCCGCTGTAGCTCCCGCGCCTTGTCCTCCTCTTCCATAGGTACGGCATTCAGTGTAAGTTTCAGCGAACAAGCCCGAAGCCACGCCTCCCGCTTGGCCCTATACACCCCATGCAGCGCCACAGGATAATCCGCTATAAGGTCAGCCGCACCATTCGCCCGCGGGGGCTCCCCGCCCTGCTCCCCACCAGCTGTAGGGGCGAATGGCAATTCGCCCTTATCTTTCGTCCGCGGGGAGCCCCTATTCGCCCGCGGGGGCTCCCCGCCCCCGCCTTGTCGTTCTTTAATCAGGCGTCTTACTTTTGCTTCTGCTTCTAGGGAATAGTAACGAGGAACGCCTCGAAGGTCTCCCCCAAGGCGTTCCAATTCTCCAACCAATTGCCTATATTGTGCTCTATAATCCATGTCTCAGTTGTTAGTGGTTAGTGATTAGTCACTGGTCATTAGTCACTTGTCGTTTCCTCTCCAGCGCCCGCTCTAGGTACGGCACATCCTTAGGGTACTGCTCCCGCTTTTGGGCGATGAGCTTCTCAAGGGTTGCCGCGCCCAGCTCCGAGAAGAGCGCCACAGCCCCCTCTTTCAGCCCCAAGTATTTAAACCCTGTAAGGTATAGCACTAGGGCGTTGTACGGCACCCGCGAGAGGTCTACAATCTGTAACCCTGCTTGTACCTCCTTCTCCCCTGTGTAATACACACGCCCTCCTGGCAGTAGCACCTCGAAGCACTCCGACAGATTCGGCTTTAGGCGCTTCACCTCC